GAGACGCCTGAGACGTCTCGCGGGCGGCGGCGTCCTCTCAACGCAGCAGGATTACCGCGCCACCGGGTCGCTTCCCACGCCCGATGCCCGCCGCCGCCCGCGAAAGCTGGGCGGTCCATCAGGGTTGCTCATCCAGATCGAATAGCGGTAGCTCGCCTTCGTCGCGGGCGGCCTTCCGGAGGCGCAGCATCAACCCGTCGGCCGCCTCTTGTAAGTCCTTGACATGGGCTTTCGCGCGCGTGATGTCGTTCAGCACGAGGGCTAATTGCCGCTCGAGGGCGACCATTTGGCTAAAGCGCCGGGCGGCCCGTTCCTGCGTAATCGTGTGGCTCATGGGGTTACACCAGGAACAGCGTGGCCATCCAGAAGGCCAAGCCCGCGCTTTGCAAATTGACCCGCGGCGGATTCGGCACGCCGAGCGCGCTCAGCACGAAACAGACGAAGGCGAAGACCAGACACACGAGGCGTAGGGACGTCACCATCAAGCCACTCCTTCCGTTCGTTCGACTTCGGCCGCCAGGTCGCGTTGGAGCTCGAGGACCACCAGAATCTTGGCATCGACCTCCTCGATGTCGCGGCTCGCCCGCAGCACCTGGTCGACGAGGTGCTCCCGTTGCTGGAGGTACAGCACGCGCAGGATCTGGTAGTGGGCCAGCAGGTCCCGCAGTTCATCATGCTGGTCGCGTTGCTGGGCGTTCATCGCACCTGTGCCCCAATCACGCGCAGCGCGGCGATCGGATCGTGGACATAGACCAGGGGCCATCCCATCCGCCGCAGTTCTTGCTGCGCCGTTGTCGCCCTGCCCTTGGGCATTTTCGCGTCCATCATGAACAACCGCCCACGGTAGTACGCCAGCAAGTCGAACCGATCGAGCCGTAGCACCAGGGCGCCGACGTGCTCGAGCGCGTCCACAATCGCCGGCTCATTCGCATCGCGCCGCTTCGCCCAGCCCATTTACAGTCGCGTCCCGTCTTGGCGACGACCACCGTTGCCGAATCCCGCCACCGTCATCAGGCCGGGCGCACACGTGCACTCGTAGCCCTTCAGGTTCCCGATGTCCTCGTCAGCCAGCCGGCCGTCGCCGTCGTAGCCGTTGTTGAACTGGTTGGTCGCGATGGTTTCCCAGACCGTGAAGTCGATCGGATGGCCGCGTCCGCTGTCGTCGAGGCCCCACACCCCGCCGGGCGCGAGCCTGTCTAAGCAGTCGGTGCACCTCGCCGCCATCATGCCGGCCGACCACGCGGGATCGCACTGATAGAGCACGCCGTCCACTTTGCCAAAATTCGCGCGCCAGAAGTCGGTGGGCGTCTCGTCGTTCGCCTGCCAGCTGATGTAATGCGGAAAAAAGTGCAACATGATCCGGCACCGCAGCCCGATGAGCGCCGCGTCGTGATCGATCATTGCGCGCACGATCTCGGGCGACCAGTGATTCATTTCCCACGCGGGCGATTCGATTTGCATCGCGCCTTCGCGGAGCAGCCGTTCGATGAGCGCATCAGGCACACGGAGGTCCGGCGGCGTCGGCGTGTAGTATTTGCTCCGCATCAGGTGATGCACGAACAACCCGGCCTCGCGACACCGCACGCTCATCGCGACGTAGGCGTCCTCGCTCAGGCCGGCCTCGAACGAATCTTGCGGCGAGAGCGAGATGTGCGTGTAGCCGTAGCTGCGATACGTTTGCAGAATCCGGTCTTCCCAGGCGCCGTAGCGATCGAGGAAGTAGGTTAAGACCCGATTCTGCGCGGGTCCATTCGCCCCGCCGGCCACCGCCGGCAGCCCGGGGATCGTCAACCCCCACGCATCGCCGCGCCACCAGCGCACGTCGGCTGTGGCCGGTGGTTCGGCGCGCAGCGTCGTGTAGACCGGCAGCGGCGCGCCCGTCTCGGCGTCCGTCGTCTGCACATCGAACGGCGGCAGCGGCGGCCGCACCACGATCACGGGCGGCGGCACTTCCGGCGTCGACGTCAAGAACGGCCAGGCGGTGGCGTAGCTCATGGCGCCTCAAGTGTCGGCGGTGCTGGAACACGCTGGTAGTAGGCTGGCTCGGTGAACATCGCGTGGCACTGGGTGCAAATCTGATGGTCAGGCTTCGTCTGTGAGCGCCTGATCTCCCAACGGTCGCACTGTGGGCACGCCGCGAACACCTCACCTCGTGCCTCCTCTTGGGCGAGGAGACGGAGGTAGTCGGTTGCCAGCGCCGTGGCATCCTCACGAGTGACCAACTCGAACGACCGCGTGCTCACGCAATCTTCCGCCAGCGCCTTCAGGTCTTCCTTCGTCATCGCTTTGTCACTCGTTCGGAATCGTCTCGGTGAACGGCACCAGATACACGTTCCCGGCGCGGCCCAGCGGCGCGAAGATGATCCGATCCGGCCGCTTCAAGCCTCGTTCGTAGGGCCCTTCACTGCCCGGCGCCCGCGTCTCGACCGTGCCGTCGGGCTGCACCGACAGCACCGTGTCCGCGCCGACCGGATAGGTCACCGTGACGAGATCCCCGTCGAGGATGTTGATTTGGTGCGGGCCAATCGCGACGACGTCGAGCATGATCGGCGCGTCCTCGTCGGGGTCCACGCTCCGGGCCTCTGGTGTGGACAGGGCCGCGCGAATCGCGCTCGACAGGATCCGGCCGACGTGCTGGGGCTGGGCGCGGTCATAGGGCACCTTCACCACGACGGCGATCACGGACGGGAGCGGACGACGATCAGGCAGCGGATGCATCAGCCCTCCACCAGCACGGCCGTGAGCCGTCCAGGGATATACTTTTCTGGAATATGGATGCCTACTTTCACGACGCCTTCGAAGGACTGCAGGCGTGTGCGCGCCATCTGATGGCCGCCAGCCAAGAAATCAACCAGGCCGGCGCCGAATTGATCAAGGTCACGACGGCAGCGCTGCACGCCAAGAACGAACACGAGGATCTGCGCGAGTCGGTGGCCCGCCTCGAAGCACTGATCATGGAACAAGGCGCCGAGCTTCGCGCCCTGCGCGATCGACTCGACCATCCCCCGACGTAACCGCGTCATCGCCCGCCCTCTGATCGCTTCGCCATCGTCAGCACCTTCGACACAGCCGCCCCCGTTTCCACCGCCGACGCGCGTTGGCGGATCCGCTCGGCCGCCTCGCGCCGCGTCTTCATCTTCACCGGCAAGGTTTCATCCGCGCGGTCATAGCGCACCCGCGGCGGCACGATCAACGTGTCGATCAGCGCGTCGCCCTTGTGCCAGCGGCCGAACAGTCCCACGTCAGCCCTCCTCGCCGCTCTGGCGTCGCTTGAAATCCAGCGGCAACAATCCGAGACGCGTCAAATCGAGCGGCGGCGGCGGGTCGGCGTACTCGATCGTCGCCGGCAGATCCGGCGGCGCCGGCCCCGCGCACGTCGCGCAGCGATACTTCTTCGCCTTGCAGCTGCCGAAGGTGATCCGCAACAACACCGTGTCCGCGGGAATGTCCGCGCCGCACTGGCCGCAATGCCGCAGCGTGCGATCGCGCATCCAGGTGGTCATGCGCGTTGGCGTCCTTCCTCGCGAGCTCGGGCCGCATAGAGTCGCACCATGAGATCCGCTGCTTCGCCTCGCGAGAGCGGCCGCGCGTCGTCGACGGCTTCAATGTGCCGCGGATTGTTGGGGCGTCGCGCCGGTGTGCCAGGCAGCGGCCGATTGGATTCGATCAGCCGATACGCCGCCGTGATGTCGTCGTTGGTCCACCGGATCTTCAGCCGCGCGCATTCAACCTTCAGGGCCTCGGTCAGGTCGGTCAGGGACTCGAAGGTTTCGCGGGCCAGCAGCACCCTGACGAGCCGTGCCAGCAGCCGCCCTTGCGACTCGAATTTCTTCTGGGTTTCTTGTCGTTCCATGAGAACCATTCGCGTACCCGCGAGGCCCTAATTGCTAATAGAACGAAGCGTTTACGAAGAGAAGAGGATCTAGCTAATTAGCTGGTTCTGTTCTTCGTTCTTAAAGAGAGCACGCCACAAGCACTGCTTAAGCGCAGCTTGAGTTCTGCTTTGAGCACGCCGCCAAGCACCGCCTGAAGCGTGCGTCGTTACACGCTTACGCGTTGCTTGAGCAGCTTGGCCGCCAGCCCGTTCCCGCCTTTGCGCGCGCGGACCACGTTGCGTTCATGGAGGCTGTTGGCCTCGGCCCAGACCGCCAGCTGGGTGTTGTTCACGAGGTAGTCGCCGTCCCGCCGCCAGTACTTTTCGATCTTGGGCCAGCATCGTTTCCACTCCTGTAGGGTGCACCCGATCGCACGGCGAATGGCTTCGTGATCGGCGGGCAGCTTACACTTCCGATTCCACGCCACCGTCAACATTTCCCGATACAGCCCGCGCGCTTCGATCGGCAGCACAAACGCCGACGATCCGATCCACCGATCCGTCCAAAACCATTCCGCGAGTAACTTGTCGCTCATGTCGATGGGTGTCTCGCTAATGCCGGGTGTCGCGCCGCACGTCGGAGAACTGCAAGTCGATCGTCGGTTCCTCGAGCGCCGCGGCCGCGCGCGTGATCGCCTCGGTCGGCCCGCTCTCCGCCGTGATCGCCGCCGTCAGGATGCTGATCTGGTCTTCCACGACGCCGAGGGTCACCATGATCCCGGCGACGCTGGCAACGATCAGGTGCAGCTCGTCGCGCAGCTGCGCCAGGTCGGCCATCATGCGCGTTTGGTGTTCAGTCATCGGCGGTCATCCAGCATCTCGAGCAGCTTCTTCGCTTCCTCGATACGAATGGGGCTGTTCGCGGACGATGCCATCCACGAAATCAATGTGCCGAGTGTTTTTTTCAACGCGGCGACTTCCCGTTTTAACGCCGCGACCTCTGGCGCCTTGGTCATCCGCCGGCTCCTCCAGGCTGCCCGCGCTGCGCGAGCTCGGTGCGGCTGCGCGGACTGAGCCGCGAGCAATACCAGCAGCGCCGCAGGCCGTCCGGCCCTTTCATCGTGAAATCGTGTTGCGCGTGTCCGGTGGCGCAGGGTTCCTCGGGCGTGACGTCCCAGGGGTGCGGCTCGCGCGGGCGATCGGGCGGCACGTTGGGCCGCGCCTGCTGCAGCTGCTGCTGGGCGCGGTCTTCGGCGGCCTGGGCGGCGAGGCGTTCGCGGTGCGCGCTCATGGCTGATCTCCCGGCCGCGTCGACGACTGCACCGCAACCGAATCAGGATCGGTGAAAAACTCCCCGCACCAATCCGTCGCCGCCGTGCCCGGCCACGCGCTCATGGGCCCCTCGTCCGTGAAGTCGACGACGGGCGGCCGCCGGCGGCACTGTCCGAATGCCTCGGTGCCTGGTTGCCAGTACAGGCAGCGACTGCACGACATGACGCGCACGTCGGTGGTGAGGGTCATGGCTCCTCCGTGACGGCGAGGCCGCCGCGCGTGGTCTTGACGTGGGGCGGCACGGTCTCGGCGCCATCGAGCAGGGACGCGCCTTTGCGCGCCGGCTTCTGTGCTTTCGCCTTCGGCGTCCGGCGCGCGAGAATGCCGCGGGCGATCGCCAGGACGGTCTGCGCCTGCTCGAGCGGCGCGCTCTCGAAGAACGCCACCACCACATCGACGGGATCTTTGCGTCGACTCATGCGGCCACCTCGTGATCCACCGACACACCCAGCCGGTGCGCGAAGTCGGCCACCTGGTCGAGATACGCGCTGAATTCGTCCTTCGTCAACGTGGTCGTGGTCGTCAGCGCAGCGAGTTCCACGTCGTCAACGACTTCGCCCTGGGCGTCGTGAATCAGCACCCGGTGCGCGGCCGGCAGAAACCGCTGCTTGAGATACGCGTGCACCTCGAGCGGTGAATAGCCCGTGTGCGCGGCCAGCGGTGCGACGTACCCGGCCCAGTACCGCGCGTTCAGCCCCCGGGATCGGGTCGCGCCTGCCGGCTCAATGCGGACGAGGACTTCGCCATCCGGCCACGCCGCACACGCCCGCGTGAAGGCCTGCTTCTGGCGCAGCTTGAGCTGGCCGCCGCGGACGAAGCCCGAGGCCACATAGGCGCGCGTCGCCATCACGCCTCCACCAGCACGTCGGCCGCGAGCTGCGCCACGTCCTTGTAGTCGCGGTCGCACTCGGTGAGAAACAGCCGCACCAGCAGTTCATAGGCCTTCAAGTCGACGTGCTCGCGGTAGACGCGCACGATCACCAGGCGTAACGCCTCGGGAAAGCGATCATCGAACGACACGAAGTCGCACCACGCCGCGCCGGTCAGCCAAATCTGATGCTGGATCTGCGCGAAGTAGTCCTTCGGCACCGCGTGTGACCGCAGGTACGCCAGGTGCGTCGCCGACTTCGGACACTTGATCTCGACCAGGCCGGTGTAGCCGCCGATCTCCCCGTCGGGCGAGCCGCCGGTGGCGAGCTCGGGGTGCTGCAGGAAGCCGCACGGCTGCACGAGGGCGCCGGTGGCCGCTTCATAGGCGGCGCGCGCGTCGGCTTCCTTGTCGATCCCGCGCTGCATCTCGGCGTTCACGAAGCCGGTGTCCTGGGACATGTTTGTCAAACGCTCACAAACAATTTGCATGCGGAGGTCGCGCCGGGCGGCGGCCTCGCCGGTCTTGATTGTCGCCAGCATGTCGCACGCGCGCGAGGCCGTCAGCTTGCCCACGCGCGCGGCATACCAGGCCGGCGTGCGTTGATCGGGGGTGAGGATCGTGAAGGTCACCATCGGATTTCGTCCGCAGTCACGGGTTTACCAACTGGACGCGCCTCGGCGACGAGGGGCTTTTCAGGTGGATCGACAAAGACCGTTCGCCAATCAAGGGCGTTGGCGGCCAGAGAATCCCTGGACATCACGACATACGGATCGTTGCTGCCGTTGACGGCGGGAACCTCCACGATGTCGGTCTCGGGCCACAATTCCTGAAACTGGTTTCGAAAGAAACGCTTCATCGGCGTCGTCCATCGATCGGGCAAGAAGATCACATCGATCGCCGGCACGGCCGTTGTCCAAAAAGCCGCTTCAAATCCGTCCTTTACGTCTCGGTAGACGTACAGACACGGCACGCCCAATCGGATGTAGTGCGTAATTGGCAATGCTTCGATCGAGGCCCGGGTGTAGCGGCCCGAATTGGTCTTCGCTTCAAAGAGTCGACAGGACTGGTCCTTCACCGCCACGCGATCGGCGCGGGCGCGGACATACAGCGCCGCCGGATCCCAACAGCGTCTCAGCGCGTTTTGCACCGGTTCTGGCATGACCGTGTGATACGTCGCCGATCCCACTACCCAGCCATTCGCCGTCGCGACGGCGATCAGGTCAGCCTCGAGGGCCGCATGGTGCGGATCATTGGGGTCAGCCATAGACGACCTCCCGCAGGCGCTGCCGGGCGATCCAGACGGACTCCTCATCGATGTCGCAGGTGAGATAGCGGCGCGACGTCTGGAGGGCCGCTATCGCCGTGGTGCCACCGCCGCAGAAGGGATCGAAGACCAGGTCGCCCAGGTTCGTCAGCGCCTCGATGTAGTACCGCGCCTCAGTGGTGCCCTGCTGCCACGGGTGCGCGTCCTTCTCTTGTTTCGAGATCACCAGGTCGTTGACGAATCGGAGATCGTCGCGACTACGAAACTTGCCCTTGACAAACCACAGCAGCGGCTTCCAGTGCACGACGATCCCGTACTCCGTCATCCGTGCCAGCGGCCCGGAGTGCACCATCGCCAGCGGCCAGAAGAACGTCAGCCCGGCGGCCTGCAGCATCGCGATCACTTCAGGCATGCGGTGATGCGACGTGTAGGTGATCAGCGAGGCGCCATCCTTCAGGACGCGCGCGGCCACCGTCCCGAGGTCGCGATAGATCGGCAGCGTCTTGTCGTGATAGGGCGGATCGGTGAAGACCATCGACACGCTGTCGTCGGCGATCGTGGCCGCGACGTCCACAAAGGACCCGACCTCGATTCCCAGGTCGTCGTCGCCGACTTGGTCGAGGGCCGCCGCTGCCGCCTGCGATCGGCGCGTTGCCCGGAGTTTGTCGCGTTCGATCTTGGCGGCCAGTCGGAGTAGTTCGATCGTCGACAGTTGCTTCTCGCGTTCAATGTGTTGATCGGCGAGGTACCACTCGACGTGTTCGTCGGTCACTCGAAAGACACGCTGCCACCTATCCGCCGTGTTGTGGCCGATACCGACTTCCTTCAGGGCTGACTGAAATTCCGTCCTCTCGGAGGATCCAATTTTGCCGTTTCGCGAAGGTCGCCCTGCGCCTCGGCGAGGATCCCGACGAATAGCATCGAGGGCCTCGCCTGCGACTCGTTCGGCCCGAATACGACTCGCGATCAGGCGATTCGTTGTCGGCCCAAGGGCCTTCGCTTCCCGCGCCACCTGGGTCCAAATCTTGGCCACCTTCTGCGCCTTGGCGGCATAGGCCAGTCCCTCAAGGGGATTGATCGCCACGGTATCGTGCGCCTTGCGAATGAGCGCATCGATCTGCTGTAGCACGCCCCGCGGCACTGGCTGGGCCGGGATGGCCCGCCTAGCAATTGCCGTGGTCTTCTTGGTCGTGCCCTGCATCACTCGCCCTTCGCCGCGTTCTTCTTCGCGTCCGCCTCAACCGCCCGCTTCTTCAACGTCTCCCACGCGCCGGGCTCGGTCGCCGCCAAGTATTCGCGCGCCACCTGCGGCGACTGCTTCCAGGCCTCGGCGAGCAGCGCGGTCCCTTCATCAGCCACCGCCGTCAGGTCGGTCAGCCACTCGTCGAAGGCCTCGGGCTTCGGTTTGTCGGTCGGCTTCGGGTCGCGCGTCGGGCCGGCGAAGGCCTCGTCGACCGTGGTGTCGCCTTCCTTGATGGCCGTGGCCAGGCCCTTGAGCGTGCCCAGGTGCTCGAGGGTGATGTCCTCGGCGCCCTTGATGTCCAGCAACCGAAACACCTTCTCGTGGACGACGCCCAGCTTGAGGAAGTACGCCAGCATCTTGTCGCGGCGGCCGACCAGCGTGGACGCATCGCCGACGGCGACCTGGCGGCAGGCTTCGTAGACGGGGCCCCAGAAGGCCTTGGGCACGACCTTGAGGACGGCGTTGCGGATGGCGATCGACGTCGCGGCGTTTGACGTGACGCCGACCATGTCGTCGGAGAAACGCTTGCCGTTCTTCGACGTGATCCGGCGTTTCGTCTCGAAGGCAATCAACACATTGTTTTGAATGTCGAACGCGGTGCCGCGGGCCGTGATGAACTTCCCGTCGTCGTCGACCGGGCGGCCTTCGATCCGCATGTTGCCGTAGGCGCTGGCGAGGATTTCGGCCAGCCTGGCCGAGGGGCCTTCGATCGTTTTCCCGTCGCGCGGCAGGGCGTAGATGCAGCTCTCGGCGGTGTCCTGGTCGAGCGTGGCCATCTCGAGCGCCCGGTCCTTGAAGGTTTTCAAGCTGCGCGGGAAGCGTTTCGCCGTCGCGATCTGCACGTCGATTTCCCCGCGGGTGATCGCCTCGATCGCGTGGACGCTCGTCACCTCGAGGGGATCGGGTTCCAGCACCGTCGCACCGTCTTTCGTCATCGGCAAGCCCTCCAGATCAGGTGGAAACGGCGCCACACGCGGGTGAACCAGCGCGGGCGCCCGACGGGGATCCCGGGCGGCAGGACGGGCGGCCGCGGCGACAGCAACGTCGTCACCGGCGCACCTCGTAGCCGTCGGCGATCTCCCCGTGGGCGGGCGGTGTCGGCCGGCAGCGGCCGGGATAGATCGGCGCCAGGCGCGCGCGCTGCTGGGCGTACGTCGGGTGCCAATGTTCCGCGAAGGGCTGCGCGGCGAAGCCGGTGATGACGGTGGTGCCGCACTCGGCGCACGCCCAGCGATCGGCGTCCCAGAGTTTGTACGGGGCGCCGTCCTCGAGCAGCTCTTCGACGGTGACGCTGTTGCGCACCACGTGCATGAAGCGGCCACAGCCACAGAGGACGGACGAGCCGGTCGGCATCAGGCCTGCCGCCGCAGCCCACCGAAGCGCGCGGGCCGTTGCCACTCGCCGCGGAGATAGGTATCGACCAGGTCGGCGCGGTAGCGAATCACGCGGCCGAGGCGCGGCTTGATTTCCTCGAGGAAGGGAAGTTTTCCCTCCCGCTTCATGGTGTTGAACGTCGCCCGGCTCATCTTGATCCGCTGCTGGATCTCGCGCTGGGTATAACAGGCCGCGTTACTCATGCTGGCTCCGCGTCTGTCAGAGTCGCCCGCCCGCGGGGTTTCGTCCGTGGTGGCCCGAATTCGATCGACATCGGATCGACCCCCAGCGCCTTTGCGAGGGCGACCACCGTCGCCAGCGACGGCTGGGCGGTTCGATGGTTCTCCAGACGCGAGATGCTGTTTTGCGCGATTTTGCTGCGCTCGCAGAGCTCTTCTTGCGTCCAGCCGCGCCGCTTTCGTAGGGTCCGCAGGTGCATGCCCGTCCTCCCTGGTTGAGGTGGACAGGCTAAATCCAGATGTGGATAGCCGTCAAGGATATGCAAATTTCCTAGGAATTTGAGAAATGCTGTGCAAGAGCTAGCGAAGTATCCGAAGTCGGATATTATAATCCCTATGACGTGGACAGAAATTCGTGCGTACTACGCCGCCCTCTATGCGGAGGCGCGGGCCGGCGGTGTGACGCAGAAAGACATCGCGGACCGCGGCGGCATCGCCGGTCAGAACACGGTGTCCCGCCTGATCTCCAACGATCGGCTGGGCCCCTCGGTTGAAATCTTCGTCCGGGCCGTCGAAGGGCTGGGGAAATCCCTGTCGGGATTCTTCGGCGAGCTCGAGCAGATCGAGCGCGCGATCGAGGATCCGCCGCCGGACCGCACCACGGGAGGGATGACTGATGACTCGTCGCGCTTTGCCCTTCGTCTCGCGCACTACGAGCAAGCCCTCCGCGATCACGAGCAGGCTCGCGCCGCGCTTGAGGCCCTCGCTGACAACCTCCGCGCCCGACTCGATCAGATGGATGCTCGCGTGGCGGAACTGGGTGCGCGCGATGGAGGCGTACCTACGGCTGCATCCCCAGTACGTACCGGACATTTTGGCTGAGTTCCAGACGTTGTTAGATCGACTGCCGCACAGAAAGGGGAGTGAGGACCGTGAAGAAACTGAAGGGGATTCGTCCCAAGGGTAAGAAGTGGCAAGCGTACGTCCGCATTGACGGGACGCTGCGCAGCCAGGTGTTCGACGAGCTCGACGTGCCGGCGATGCGCGCCTGGCAAGAGCGGCAGCGTGGATCAGGCCCGAGAGTGCCAGAGAAGGGCTCGTTCTTTGAAGATGTCCAGGCTTATCTGGCCAAGCCCGCCGTAGCGGCCATGCCCTACATCGACCAACGGCGAGCGCATTTGCTCTTGGCGGTTCAGGCGCTCGGGGCCGATCGCACGAGCGCCAGCATCACCTCCGACGACATCGAAGCCTTGATCCACTCATGGCTGAAGACCGGACTCGCGCCGGCGACCGTCTACCACCGGCGCTCGTCGCTATCCGCGTTCTTTACGATGCTGCATGGCGCCAGCGGCATCAACCCGGTGCGCGGCACCACAAAGCCGGCGCCCTGGACCCCGCGCGATCACTCTGTGACGCGGGAGGAGTTGCTGCAAATTCTCGCGGCGATGCCGGATGAGCGTCGACCGATGAAGGGGATTCGCCAGCCCTCAACGGCGCGCCTCGTCGTTCGCGTGCTCATGGAGACCGGCGTGCGGGGCGCCGACCTTCGCAAGGTGCACCGCCATGATGTGCACTGGAACACGGGAACGGTCACGATGCCGCGCAGCGCGAAAGGCAGGGGAGCCCAAGGATGGACGTGCCTGCTCACACCCGAGGCGCTCGCGGCGTGGCAAGCCTTCGATGCCGCGAATCTTTATGGCGCGTTCAGCCTGGCCGCCGTGAGTCGCAGCTTCAAGCGTGCCGCGCGCCGCGTGCTCGGTCACACAACCCGCGTCCATCTCTATTCCTTGCGGCACAGTGTCGGCGCGGATCTCTATCGCACGACGCGAGACTTGGCGACTGTCGGTCGGTTGCTTGGCCACACGCCGGGATCACCAGTAACGGAGCAGTATGCCCGTGGCGCGCATCTCGAGGTCGACCGTCAGGCCCTCGCGGCGTTGGCAGCCGCCCGCGCGACAACGAGCGTCCCGCCTCGAAAGTTGCCCGCAAAGTTGCCCGCTTCTGCGAAGCTCCGCAAACGCAAGCAGTTACAGTTTGCGGTCTAAGTTTCCCAAGCCTTGGACACGGGTCCGATTCCCGTAGCCCGCTCCACCACGAAATCCTTAAAACATTCAGCAAAACGCCCGGTTTCATTGACGAAACCGGGCGTTGTTGCGTACGGGCGATGTGGCTAAGAAAGGCTGTTTGATGCTGGGAGCGAGGGGGAAAGTTGCCCAGAAGTTGCCCAGAAAGTTGCCCAAGACCGCAAGCCTTGGCTACGGTCATTTCGCTCTGCGCGGCTTGCGTGGCTTGCTCGGTGTGCCCTGTGTGTGGGCAACGCGAAAGAAATTCCGGGCCGCTTTCGCAAGGGCGCGATCTTTCCGAACGGCGATAGTAGCGGCTGCCAATTCACTCGGGGCCGGCGCGGCAACGGTCATGCCGGTGGAGGGTCGCGGGCCTTCCAGTGCAGCAAAGAACTCGGTCAATGATGTGCCCGTTGCCTCGACCAGCTTGACGAAGACCATCAGCGTCGGGCCCAGCGCCCCGCCTTTCCCATTTTTCGCTCTCGAAATCTGGGACTGAGAAACACCTGCACGACTAGCCAGCTCTTTCTGATCCATGCGGTCGAGTGCCCGCGCGACGATATGCGCATACTGCGCGCGGAGCTGCGCCCACTCCAATCCCATTCCTCGCACGAATATATCAGCGCGGATAAATGCATTGGCGGATAGACAGAATCTTCTAAACTCCGTGCATTTGGAGATTTAGCCTTATCTGGATATTCAGAATAAGATTCGCGAAGCCCCCCGCTTAGGAGGCGCGGTCCCCGTCACGTAACGTGCGTGTTTGCGTCACTTGCAGCGACTTCCATCCGACACGCGGGTTTGATAATAGCCAAGCGCTTTGCTATACTCTCGTTCATGCACACGAACGACGCGCGCGAGACGCCGCCGATGTTGACCACTACCGAGACGATCGTCGCGCGGATCGCGCTCCTGCGGGCGCACGGGGCCCTCGTCGGGCGGCTGATGCAGGAAGATGACCCGGGCACGCGCGCCGCGCTCGGCGCCGCGCTCGACACGCTCGAGGCCGAGATCGACGGGCTGCCGGACGACGCGGCCTAATGGCTACGTAGAACCCCGCCGCCGTGGCCCTCGGGAGGCTC